CGCGAACAGCGCCAACGGCGGGGCCCCGGCTTGCATCATCGGATAAACAGGCATCCGCGCCGATAGGCGCGAGAAAGGACAGCAAAGGATGAATAAGCAGATTATCATCGGCAACCTGGTGCGGGACCCGGAAAAGGGCACCACGCCCAGCGGCGTAAACTATGCCCGCTTCACCGTGGCGGTGCGCAAGCGCTTCCATAAAGAAGGGGAACCGGACAGCGACTTTTTCAGGGTGACAGCCTGGCGCGGCCTGGGTGACAGCTGCGCCCAGTATTTGAGCAAGGGCAAAAAAGTGGCCGTGGTGGGCCCGTCATCGTTCAGCGCATATCTGGGCAATGACGGACAGGCCCGTGGCCAGATCGAAATCCAGGCGGATGAAGTGGAATTTTTAAGCCCCAAGGGCCAGAGCAGCACACAGGACAGCGGTGGTTTTACCCCTGTGGATGACGAAGAACTGCCGTTCAACTAAAAAGCGACAACGTGGACGCTTTTGGAGGGAAGCATGGAAGCAATCACCATTTTCAAACGGTGCCGGGCTGCTGCGGGCGACATCCGGCGACTGACCCAGCGCATCCAGCAGCGGCGGGATGCCATGACCAGCATTTCCGCGCCGCAGGCTGACCCCAATGGCGGCAGCCACAGCCAGGGCGACCCTGATATTATGGGCAAAATGATGGCCGACATTGACGAACTGGAACGGAGCCTCGAAGCCCGCAAGCAGGCCCGCACCGTGGAAATAGCTGCGGCCTGTGTGCTGCTGGACAAACTGCAAGACCCGGAAAGCAGCGTGCTGCATGGGTTTTATATCAAACAGGAAAGCACGGCCAGCATTGCAAGGCGTCTAAAATACCAGGACAGCTATATCCGCAAGGTGAAGATCAACGGCGAAAAAGCGCTGGGCGAACTGACGGCGGACCAGGTGGCGGCAGCGCTGCCGCCCTGGTATTTGCGGGAATATGGAGGCGGTGAAAAGTGAGAGACGCGGATCTGGCCAATATGCTGCGCGGCATGGCACGGCATTGCATCAGCGTGAACTACCAAGAAAACGCAGCTTTGAAGGAAGCAGCCCGCCGACTGGCGCAGCTGGGTGCACCGGCCCGGCTGCTATCCTTTGAGGAAATCCAGCAGCTGCCTGAATATGCCGTCGTATGGGAGGAATGGCGCGGGCTGCCGGAAGAATACCGGCCAAGCGACTGGGGCATCGCCCCGGTGGCCAGGATCGGCGGCGGCCTGGCTGGCAATGGGATTATTACCTTCATAGAACCGGGCATGATGGACGGCAACGAAGACGACGGACAGAGCCGGTGGTGGACAAGTTTGCCCACGCCGGAGCAGCGGAGGGCAACACCATGGACACAAGCGGAATAATGGAGCAAACCACGGAAACAGCGCAGGCCCTGATTGAGGCGCTGCGGAAGCTGATTGAAACCATTCAAGCAGCAGCAGGGGAATTGTCCGAAGCCATGGAAGAACTGGCCAGCATGGCCGAAGAAATTATCAGCATGGACCCACCCAGGTGGCCACGCCCGCAAGCCGCCCGGATTGTGGCAGCTGCCGCACTGCCCGTGATGCTGCGCCAGTACATCCCGCCTTAACCATAATAGTCCAAAGCAAAGACAGAAACGGAGGAATGAACATGCCGAGCAATACCACCAAGCCCGTACCTGATTGCACAACCTGCCGCAATTATGAAGAATGTGGCCGGGCAGAGCCTGGGACCTTTTGCCCGAAATGGCAGAGCAAGGACCCGAAGCCACGCGGAGAGGACCCCAACGCCCGCTGGCGGCGCGGGGAAGAAACGGACTTTTGACCAGCTGCACCCCCTGAAAAACGGGGGTTTTATTTTGCATATAATAGGAAGAATGGAACAACCAGGAGCGGGTAGTATACAGGCAGGAGCGCAAAGGAGCGCCCAGGAGCAGGTAGTGTACAGGTGGGAGCGGGTAGTATACGGGCAGGAGCGCAAAGGAGCACAAAGGAGCGCCCAGGAGCGCCCATCCTGTGTTATAATGCAAACTGTCAAATAAGGGACGGGGCCCGGCAGGGCTGGCCGTCCCTTTTCCATTCCACCGCAGGGCGGTGAAAGCATGGCCTACAAAGAGAGCGACCCGTTCTATCATAGCAAAGCATGGAAACGGGTGCGACGGCTTGCCCTGGAACGCGACCAGGGCATGTGCCAGGACTGCATGGACCGCTTCCGCGCCGGGTATGGCATCAAGCCGCACCGGGCGGAAATGGTGCACCACATCATCCCCAGGGAAGAACGCCCCGACCTGGAACTGAACCTTGCCAACCTGCGGAGCCTGTGCAATGAGTGCCATAATAAAAAGCATCCGGAGAAGGGGCGGCAGGCTGATAAAGGCACACAACCCGCAGCGGAAAAGAAGCACAGCATGCGGGTGATAAAGGTATAGGAGGGAAACACATGAACGAAGCCCTGCGGGATGAACATTTCCAGCGGATAACGGACGAAAAGGCCCGGCACGTATACGACTATCTATGCGACGCCTGCGAACGGCGGCCCGGCGGCATGACAGATCCCGACCAGATGATGGTGGCAGACGTCGCATTTGCCGAACAGGTGAAACAGCAGCTGATGGACGACATTGCCAAGCGCGGAATCGGCAAGGAAGCCCACAACGGGCGGCAGACCTACTGGCAGGACAACAAGAGCCTGGCCCATTTCCGCGCCTACTGCGACCAGCAGCGCAAGCACCTGGCGGAACTGCGGCTGACCCCTAACGGACGAAAGGCGGCAGCCGTGCAGATTGATGACGACTTTGACAACTTCCCCGACTGATAACAGCAGCGCCGTGGCGCGGTGCTACGACTACGCCCGGCAAGCCATCAGCGGGGAAATACTGACCTGCGAAAAGACCAGGATGGCCTGCCGCCGCTTCCTGGATGACCTGGAAAGAAGCCGGACAGACCCGGCATATCCCTGGACCTTTGACGAACACAAGGCAGCCCGTCCGGTGGATTTTATGGAGCGCTTCCTCACCCCCACCAAGGGCGACTATGACCGCATGGAGCTGATGCCCTGGCAATGCTTCATTGAGTGCAACCTTTACGGCTGGGTTGACAAAAACACCGGGCTGCGGCGCTACCGGGAAGGGCTGGTGCTGGTGGGCACCGGCAACGGCAAAAGCACCATGATGGCCGGAAATGCCACCTTTGGGGCCTGCAAGGATGGAGAGCGCGGCGCGGACGTTTACCTGCTGGCCAACAGCAAGGAACAGGCTGGCATTGTGTTCAACGAGTGCAAAGCGCAGATCGAGGCCAGCCGCTACCTGGCCCCGCGCTTCCGGACATTGCGGGACGGCGTTTATTATGACAAGATGAACGCCACCATCAAGCACCGCAGCAGCGACAGCCAACGACTGGACGGCCTGAACCCGCACATGGCCATTTTTGACGAAATCCACGAATACAGGGATTTTAAGCTGCTGAATATCATTAAACGGAAAACCGTCAAACGACGCCAGCCCCTGACATTGTATATCACGACCATGGGCAATGTACTGGATGGGCCGCTGGCGTATTACTATGACCTTTTCACGGATGCCATGATGGGCAAGCTGGCCCCGGAAGTGGGCGACAGAATGTTTGCTTTCATCTGTGAACTGGACAGCACCGACGACATAGAAAACCCGGCAACCTGGATCAAGGCCAATCCCGGCCTGGGCAAGACGCTGCACCTGGATGAACTGGTCAAGCAATGGGAGCGCTGCAAGCATATCCCCAGCGAACGGGCCGACTTCATTTGCAAGCAGCTGAACATTATGGTCAATGCGGATGATATGGCTTTTGTGCAGCCGGAAGTCATCCGCCGCAATAAGGACATTATCCCGGAGGAAAGCCTTTTGGGCCGCCGCTGCTATGGCGGCTTTGACCTGTCCAACCGGGAAGACTTCACCGCCGCCGCCCTGGAATTTCCCCTGGATGACGGGCGGATTTTTGTGCTGCTGCACAGCTGGGTACCGCAGCGGAAGGTAGACCTGGACCAGGAAAAAATAGACTATTATGGCCTGTACATGAAGGGCTATTTGACCATTGTGCCAGGCGAATACGTGCAGCAGGAAGACGTTTACCGCTGGTTTGCGGAGAAAAGCTGGCTTTATGAGATTGTGACCATCGGATATGACCCCGCCAACGCCACCCGGCTGCGGCAGATGCTGGAAGCAAGCGGCAAGGTAGAAGGAAAAAGCGTCCAGGCGTTTGACTGCCAGGTGGTCCGCCAGGGCCCCATCACCCTGAACGACCCCATGAAGGACATCAAAGAACTGCTGCTGGCGGGCAAGGTGGTCAGCAACAACGACCCCATGCTGGCCTGGTATACCGACAACGTGCGCATATCTGGGGAGCGCAGGCACATGGACAAGCAAAACTGGATGCCCACCAAGCGCAACAAATACCGCAAAATTGACGGCTTTATGGCCTGGCTGGACGCTCATGCCATCCGCATGGAAAAGCAGCCCGCTGGCGTCATCTACACAGCGCCCAGGGTGCGCGTGATCGACCTGGGCGGGCGTGCAGCACATCGGAGAAATTGAAGAAGGTGAAAACGCATGAAATGGCCTTTTCAGAAAAAGCACAACGAACAGCAGGCGCGTGACAAACCCAGGCGGCGGCAGGTGGGCAACCTGCGCAGCATCAACCGCCCACGCGCAGACCGGACCATAGAGGGCAACGAGGCCATCTATGCAGCTGTAAGCCGGATCGCCAACACCGTGGCCAGTATGCCCATGCACCTGTACCAGGGCTATGAAATCGCCCGGACGCACCCGCTGGAACGGCTGGTGAGCCTGGAACCGCATCCCAATTTTACGGCCTTTACATGGCGGCAGACCATGGAAGTGCTGCGGAACACGGAGGGCAACGCCTACGCGCTGATCGTGCGGGACAAGCTGGGCGCGGTGCAGCGGCTGGACATCCTGAACCCCACGCGGGTGCAGCCTGCGCGGGACCCGGCAGACGGCAGCGACTGGTACATCATCACCCTGGACGACGGCCAGCCCTACCAGGTGCCTGGCTTTATGGTACTGAACCTGCGGCACATGAGCGCCAACGGCGTGAAGGGCATCCGGCCCATTGACGTGCTGCGCCGGTCCCTGGACTACGACGCCCAGGTCAAGGACCTGGCCCTGGACCAGCTGGACGGCGTGAATCACGGCATCATGCTGACCGTGCCAAACAGCGGACTTGACCAGGACGAAAAGGACGAACTGGTGGACCGCTTCCTGGAAACGTACCAGCAGAGCGGGCGCAGCGTGGTGGTGCTGGAAGGCGGCCTGACCGCCACCAATTTCAGCGCGGACGCGGTGGACGCGCACCTGCTGGACGTGGAGCGCATCACCCGGAACAAGGTGGCTGCCGTGTACAACCTGCCACCCCACATGCTGGGCGACTATTCCCAGGGAAACAAAAGCACCACGGAACAGCAGATGCTGGAATTTTTGCAGCTGACAATTATTCCGATTGTGGAGCAATACGAAGAGGAATACAACCGCAGGCTGCTGACCCCGCAGGACTATGCCGCAGGCTACCGCTTCCGCTTTGACACCAGCGCCCTGGTGCGGGCGGATGTTTCCACGATGGCGAACAAGTACCAGATCGCCATCCGGGGCGGCTGGATGAAGCCCAACGAGGTGCGGGAACGGGAGGGGCAACCCCCGGATCCCAACGGAAACGAGCTCATGAGCAGCCGCGACCTGATCCCCATCCGCATAGCGGTGCAACACCCGGAACTGCTGCTGGGCGGAGCAGCAGCGAACAACACGCCCGCCACGGGTGCGCCCGGCGCTGGCGAGAAAGGAGAAAGCTAAATGCCTTTTTGGTCCTTTAGAAACGCCGAAGACAACGAGGAAAACGGCGTTTTACAAATCGACGGCGTGCTGGAAGTGGAGCAGGACTGGTGGGGCCCCAGCGGCCAGGTGATAGCCCGGAACATCCGGCGGCACCTGGACCGCGTGAAGGACGTGACCGTGTACATCAACAGCCCAGGCGGCGACGTGATGGCAGGCGCGGAAATCTACACAGCCCTGCGCGAACACAGCGCCAACGGCAAGGGGCGGGTGACCGTCAAGGTAAGCGGCATCGCTGCCAGCGCGGCCAGCATCGTGGCCATGGCCGGGGATGAAATCCTGATGAGCCCTGTGGCCTATATGATGATCCACAACCCCTGGACTGTGGCCGCAGGCAACGCCCAGGAACTGCGCAAGCAGGCGGACGTGCTGGACGTTATCAGCGAAGGGCTGATCAACGCATACGAACGCCGCACCGGCAAGAGCCGGGACGAAATTGCGGCCATGCTGTCCACGGACACCTACATGAGCGCCCAAACCTGCATTGATGAAGGATTTGCGGACGGCATGATGTGGGAAACGCCCCAGCAGCCCGCAGACCCGGCAGCGCGGCAGACTGCCGCAAAGATGCAGAGCCGGAATTACAACCGGCAGGCGGTGATGGCCATGCTGCAAGCGCATGGCGCAGCGCCAAAGGAAGACCCGCAGGCGGCGCAGGAAGCCGCCAGGCGGGCAGAAATCGCCAAACGGGCCAGCATTGTGGCTGGCCTATTTTGATGCAACGATAGGAGGAAAAAATCATGACCCTGCAAGAGATGATGAACCAGATCACCGACCTGGGCACCCGTATCCGCACCCTGGCCACCCAGCTGGCCGCCCAGGCCAACGACCCCAGCGTGCCCATTGCCGACCTGGAAGCCCGGCAGCAGCAGCTGAACGACATGAACCGCCGCATGGCCGCTTTGCAGACCGCCTACCAGACCCAGCAGGCAGCGGAGGCGGGCGGCGTGCAGCCCCTGGCGGGCGGCAGCGCATCCCAGGCCCAGCAGAGCCGCAACCTGACGGACATGCTGAAATCTAACGAATACGCCCGCGCCTTTGCCTATGCCATCCAGCACGGCGTCAGCCGCAAGAATGGCCGCGACAATGAGCGGGTGAAAATCCTGTACGACGCGCTGACCGAAAGCGGCGGCAGCCCCGTGGGTACGGATGGCGGCTTCCTGGTGCCGGATGACATCGACCACACCATCCGCGAAATCCGCCGCAGCCTGGATCCGCTGGCTGCCCTGTTCAATGAGGAAACCGTAACCAGCCCGAACGGCTGGCGCGTGCGCGCCACCAACCCCACCAAGGGCCTGGTGGACGTGGACGAAATGGGCGAGATTGACGACGATGACGACCAGCCCTCTTTTGCCAAGGTATCTTATACCTGCACCAAGAAGGCCCTCATCCTGCCCGTTTCCAATGAACTGATGACCGACAATGTGGCCAATCTGTTCAGCTACCTGGGCCGCTGGTTTGCCAAGAAGCTGGTTATCACCGAGAACGCCATGCTCATGACCGCACTGCGCACCCTGACCGGAGCCAGCATCGGCAGCGACCCCATGAAGGGCCTGAAAACCGCCCTCAATAAGGACCTGGACCCCGCCATCAGCGCCCTGGCCAGCGTCATCCTGAACCAGAGCGGCTTCGACATCCTGGACAACCTGCTGGACGGCAACGACCGCCCGCTCTTGCAGCCTGACCCCACCAACGCCACAGTCAAGCGCTTCTCCGGGCGTCCCCTGCACGCGGTCAGCTATGCCACCATGGCGGACGTGACCAGCGGCAGCGGGGCAAGCGCCAGCACCACCACCGACCTGTTCATCGGTGACGGCAAAGAGTTTGCCACCCTTTTCCGCTGTGGCGGCTACGAACTGGCCAGCACCGACATCGGCGGCAACGCCTGGCGCACGGACAGCACCGAACTGCGCGGCATTGCCCGCCTGGGCGTGAGCAAGTTTGACACGGGTGCCATGGTGCGCCGCACCCTGCCTGTGACCTAATACCACGCGGGGAAAAGCGTCTATGTTGACGCTTTTCCCCTGCACGAAAGGGGCGTAACGCATGACGATAGAGAGAAGCGACAGCCAGCAGACCACCTGCAACGCCACGGCCATCATTAACGGGGAGCGCAGGCAGGTGGCCTCCGCCACTTGCAGCATCCGCCCCAGCAGAGCCATGAACATCAGCATTGACCTGATGGAAGACGTGGATCTGACAGCGGACGACCTGGCGGAAATCGCGGAAATGTATGCCGGTTATCTGGCGGGCGAAATCAAAAAGGCCGCCAAGCTGGGCATACCCGTGGCGCTGCCCGAACAGTAAGGGGTGAACGCCATGGCCGATATGGACATGGTGCGCCGGTTCGCAGGGGCTGACCCGGATGCAGATGCTGCCGTGCTGCAATTCGCCTATAACGCAGCCGTGGAGTGGTACGAAAAAGCAGGCGTACCGGCAGACACCACCGGGGCACTATATGAGTTTTGGGTGGCCAACCTGGCGGCCTGGATGTATGACAACCGGGGCAATGCGGACGCATTGGCAGCGGTGCCGCTGTACATTGTGGCCAGCGTGCACCAGCTGCGGCCCAAACGGCGGAAGAAGGTGGCCGGGACGTGAGCATCAAAGCGGGCGACCTGAAACACCCCATCAAGCTGCAAAGGCCGGTGACCACCAGAAACGAAAAAAGCAAGACCATCACCACCTGGGAGGACGTTGTCACCGTTTACGCGGGGAAAACGGACGTTTCCGGGCGTGAATTTTATATAGCCCAGGCATACCACGCGGAGGACGTGGTGACCTTCACCATCCGCTGGCGGGACGACATAGCGCCCACCTGGCGGGTAGTACATCACGGCACCGCCTACAACATCCTGGAAATTAACCACCTGGGCTATATGCGGGACTTTATGCGGCTGAAATGCAAGGCCGTGCAGGGAGAAGGTGCGTAACA